AAATATGTGCTTTAATCTTGGTGCTACAAGACTTGAGAAGTTTCGACAGATGAGATTTCATTTGTCTCAGCATCAATGGAGACAAGCTGCGGCAGAAGGCCGCGATTCTCGCTGGTACAAACAAGTAACAAATAGAGCAGAAAGGCTCATGACTAGACTGGAGAATGTCAGTAATGGAAATAATTGATTCAGCATCACTTTATAAAGATCAACGTTTCTTTTTAAATGATGAATCTTGGGATAAATTAAGTAAAGTAAATAATGATTTAGCTCTTGTAGTTCAACATGCAATAGGTATGTCAGATATTCAATTCCAAGTGTTAGAAGGAAAAAGAACTACAGCAGAACATGAATTTTTATATTCAAAAGGGGCTTCTCAAGACGCTCATTTTAGTTCTCACTTTTATGGACACGCAGTAGATCTAGTAGCATACCTAAACGATAAAATAATACTAGAAAAAGAACCTTATGATGATCTTGCTCAATGCATGCAATATGCTGCAGAATATGTAGGAGTACCTATTGTATGGGGAGGTGCTTGGCACATACCCGATCTTAGAGGTAATGTAGAATTTTTTGAAGATTTGACAAATGATTTTATTATAAAGCAGTTAAAACTGGATAAAACTCCCATCATTGATTTTCATCATTTTGAGATACCAGTAGAATAATTCTTGACTTTACTATCTAGTAGATGTATAATATATGTCTGCTAGGAGGATCTATGAATCTTTTTTACCTTGACGAGGACTTGGACAAGTGTGCCGAGTACCATGTCGACAAACATATTGTAAAAATGCCATTGGAAGTTGCCCAGATATGCTGTACTGCTGTTTGGGTAGATGTGCATTTGGGTTTTGTACCCCGGGCTTTGAATAAATCAGAGTCTGATTATCTAAACTCCTTGAAGAAGGAGATTAAACACTTACCACCTGAAAGTAGACCGCTCACTCCTTACTTGCCTATGATGTACAATCATCCTTGTACTATCTGGGCCCGTAGTTCTTTGGATAATTACGAGTGGACTCACTGCTATGGTAATGCGCTCGGAGAGGAGTATCGCTATAGGTATGGGAAACAGCACAAATCCGTCACAGTCATCAACCAACTACCCGATATTGTCAAGATGGAGCGAGTTGGATTTACCACTTTCGGACTGGCAATGCCGGACGTGCTCAAAGATTATGATAACCCTATACAGTCTTACCGTGACTATTATCATCTTGACAAAGGCACTTTTGCTAGCTGGACAGGCCGAGAGCGTCCCCCTTGGTGGGATGACGACCTCGCAGATTATGAGACAAGGATCACGGCCAAATAAATGAAAAAAACATTACTATTATTACTTCTATTTGCAATTCCTGCAGAAGCTGTAGAAACTATTACAGTGGTTGCAAAAAATAAAGAAAAAGCAAGATATAATGCTGTGTGGGCTGCAAATATGAAATGCAATCGAAAAGGATTTTGGGCAGAGCCCCTTGCAATAGGCATCTATCAGATTACAGAGACAGAAAAGTTCTGGAGAGCTAGAGAGCCTATAGTTATAAAGGTGCGTCGATATGAAGCAAGCCTTGATTATAACTGCGCGAATGTCTTTCCAAATCCTAACTGGAGGCCTGAATGAAAACACTAGGTTTTTGGGTGTATGACACCTACAGATTCTTTTTTAGTCTCAAAGTAAATCCTTTGAGGCACATACCCAGCCCATTTACACAGTATATACTAATGTTTTATCTTAGTGTTATGTGGACTGCTGTATTTACAATTTGGGTTGGACAAACAATTTATTTTGGTATTGGTAGTGTGGGAGCACACTTATTAGTTTTGGGTGCATTTTTTATTACTGCACTCACATTCCAAGACGCAGAAAAGAACGGACACTTATGGGTCCAACGAAATAAAATAACCCCAGTAGAAAAGAGGAGGTGCGTGTGGGACCTGGAGAACGAGGGGTAAGAGAGTTTAAAGTAATTGAAGCACACTACGGGCCAAATAATACTTTTTGGAGAGTAGTAGTTTCAGAGGAAGATAGACAGTTTGAAACAGTAGGAAAGTTTCCTACTAAAACACAAGCAGAACAGTATGTAACATACTTAACGCAAGCTACAGACAAGAGGCATAACCAATGGTAGATAATGTAAATTATCCTCCACACTATCGTGCACACGCTAGTGGTGTAGAATGTATTGAAATCACAGAACATATGAACTTCTGCTTAGGGAATGCAGTAAAATATATTTGGAGAGCTGGTCTTAAAAAAGATGCAGTAGAAGATTTAAATAAAGCTGTTTGGTACGTAAATAGGGAGATAAATAGAATTGGCACGACTCAAGAAGAAGGATCACGAGAACTTATCCGACACCAATATCAAGAAAGTTATAGACCTTCTGAGTGGGACTTCCCCAATCTCAAAGAAGGAAGCCTGCAACATTCTGAATATAGCGTACAATACAACGCGCCTACAACGTATAATTGATGATTTTCAAGAAACTCAAGCGTATCGCGAGAAAAGAAAATCTCAAAACAGAGGAAAAGCAGCTACAAAGCAAGAGGTGGCAGATGCGGTTACTGAGTTCTTATCCGGCTCCCCCATCAGCACAATTGCATCAGGACTTTATCGTTCATCAGGATTTGTTAAAAGTATCATCGAAAAAGTGGGTGTACCTCAAAAGGAAGAAGGACGGTACGATTACCTACCAGAAGAATGCGTGGCAACTTCATTCGAAAAAGGAGAGATAGTCTGGTCGGCTAAATATCATGGCCCTGCCATAATTAAGCAAGAACTATCAGTAGACTATCAAGCTGAACTTCCAGGGTATAAAGATGTAAACTATGAAAAGAAGTATGGTTGCAAAGCCTACAATATTTGGGTGATAGAAAAAATTGATGATGACTACAGCGAACGTTGGACTACTGCTACTGGCGGGGGTTTTACTGCTACACAGCTTGCGTATGATTTAGGCAAGCTGTCTCACCTCAAAGAATATGGAGTCGATCTTAGTCGAATTTAACTATGGCAGATTACGCATACGATCAAACCTTAGGCAGGACTGTATACTTTGACAGTATATCAGTAGAAAACGTATCTAAGTTAAAAACCCATTTATATACTTGTATAGAATGTGGACTTCCTATGTATCTAAGGTACGGAGATACTAAAGGAGCTTACTGGGCCCACGGACCTTATACTACAAATAGTGGGTGGGAGTGTAAATTATTAAGTAATTATAGTCCGAATAAGTCGAAAGAAAAGACTAGAGAAGAAAGATTTGTTTTACTAACACAGTGGTACAAAGATAAGAAAATTACAATGGAAGAGGTTCTGAGAGCCTATGAAAACATCCTAGATTTATTTAAAGAAGCTGAATCGGAAGCTCTACGTCAGGTAGCAGAAGCAACTCTAGAAAAACAACGGTTAGAAGCAGTAGTCGAAGAAACAAAACAGCAATTAAGATTAGTGATGCAACAACAAAGTTCGAACCACTATCAGATTGAGTATGATAAAGTAAGAAGAGAGTTAGAAGGGTATCGAAGATTTGTACAAGAAGAAGTAATATTTATCGGTAAGCCTCCTAGCTCTTTTCATTTTGAAGGGCAGTTTATGGAAAAGGTAATAGTTCCTGACTGGATCAAGTCGCCTATTAAAGAGAAGCTAAATTATTTATTAGAAAATAACATAAGTTGGAGTTCTTTAAGTCCTGACCCTGCTTACGTATCTCCTAGTAATCCTAGAGTATCATTTAAAATGCGGAATGAAAGATACAAATTTGACTATAGTGACTGTTTTGACTATATACAGTTGCACGACCTAAAACGAACAAAGACAGAGCTACAAAAAAGAATAGCTAACCCTATGAGTAAAGAAGCTTGGAAAATTCATAATAGCTTCTGTATGTTTTTAGCAGAGACTAATAAACATTCTGATTTACCTTCGAAAGAAGGAAGAGCACAAGAGTTATCTTTTGCTCTAAGAGATGGAGGTTCCGACATTAGAGATTTTTATTGTAGAGAATTTATTAAAGACGTTATTGAATATATGTATGATTTTATTATAAAGCAAAATAGCTCTGAAATATCGGAGGCATCATAGAAAAATATTTCTTGACTTTCATCTCTTATACAAGTATAATATGTGTAAGAAATGAGGGAAACCAATGGGCGACCGATTTTATTTATCACAACTAGCCGCGACAGGATCATGTCCTGGCGCAAAAATTACACAACTTAGAAGGAAACGCAAAATGGCATGGGACGACGACAAGAAGGCACAGGCTGTATCTATGTATGAAGCAGCTGACCCTACTCCCGAAACGTCAATGGAAATCGTAAAGGGCATCGCAGACGAACTGGAAGAGTCACCAAATGGTGTTCGTATGATTCTTACCAAAGCAGGCGTCTATGTAAAGAAGAGCCCCGCTTCTGGTGGCAGCAAGACTACCGCGAGTGGTGGTAATGGTGGCGGGAGAGTATCTAAAGCTGCCGCCCAAGAAGGACTAATTGCAGCTATCAATGATGCAGGTCAAAGTGTTGATGAAGAAATCATTAGCAAGTTGACAGGTAAGGCTGCACAATACTTTACCACAGTATTGAATGGTGTAAACTCAGCAAGCTAACCTATTGACTATGTGAACCTCCGAAGCTCTTGTTTCGGGGGTTTACTGTATTTCATTATTTTACCCTAAGTTTGGACAGCAAAAAATTTTGCTAACCTACCAAAAGGAGTAATAATGAAAAAGGAAGAATTAGCAAATTTGATACATGATTATGGGGATGCCATAATTACGTATCGTAGTGAAAAATCTAATAAACTAAAGTATAATGTATGTACCTTAGATTTTTCTACACCGTACATTCAAAATAAAAAGAATAGAGCTAAGGAATCCTCAAGTACGCTACTTACGTTTTGTTGGGATACGGATTCGTATCGATTATTAAAACCTAACAATGTAACGAGTGTAGTGCCGTTGGCTTCAGTTCTAAAGAACGAGAGGTAGATAGTTATGGAACTATATGCGTCTCCTGAGGTGTATGAAAAAATAGTACATTATGATGAAGATAGGGAGCTACAAGTACGACTTACAATTAGTACTTTTCGAGGAATAGAATACTTGCATTTAAGAAAGTATTTTTTAAGTTTTGATGAAGAGTGGTGCCCTACTCCAGATGGAATAGCCTTTCCTCTAGATTTTAATAATTCAAGAGAGTTATTTTGTGGGTTAGTAGAGATACTAAGCCTGGCGGAGAGTAAAGAGATAATCCAGGAAGAATTTTCAGAACTTTTAAGCACACTATATACAAAATAAATCTTGACTTTCTTTCCATATTTCTGTATAATATATGGTCTGAGTGGGAGAAACTATGAAAGATTTTTTTGAAAAATGCGAAGCAGCATACTTCTCTGGCTACCCGATAATCTCGGATGAAGAGTATGACGCACTTGTAAAAAAGTGGAATCATCAATCTCTGGGCCATACGGTCACAGATGGTGTTCCGCATTTGTACAAGATGTATTCTTTACAAAAAGTTTTTAGTCTGGATGATATTCCTACCCCTAACGCAAAGTACATTTGTACCCCAAAGTTAGATGGTGCAGCAGTATCTTTACTGTATGTAAATGGACACTTTGCACTCGGATTGACACGAGGCGATGGTAACTTAGGCCGAGATATTACCGTCAAACTCGAAGAGCTAGTGCCTGCCACTATTCCCATGAGGGGTAGTGTGCAAATCACTGGCGAAGTAGTTTTGCCCTCGTATGTCCCCAATGCTCGTAATGCTGCAGCGGGGTTGTTAAATGTCAAAGACATTCATGAGTTTCGGCAACGATCTCAAGATCTAGTCTTTGTCGCTTACGATCTCCAGTTTGAAAATGACTACACAAACTATGATGTAATAATGCATGCATTGGCCCATGAAGGTTTTAATGTTGTTACGACCTTCGACGCTAGTAACTATCCTACGGATGGCCTAGTTTACCGTCTTAACAATCAAAAAAACTTCAAAAAAATGGGATATACAGCCCACCACCCTCGCGGCGCTTTTGCTCTCAAAGAGCAGAAGGAGGGTATGATTACAGAATTACTCGATGTTGTGTGGCAAGTAGGTAAATCGGGCGTAGTCAGCCCTGTTGCTATACTTGATCCAGTCGAAGTGGAAGGTGCTGTCGTGGGCAGGGCAACTCTACACAACATCGAGTACATTCGCTCTTTGGACTTAGAAATTGGTTGCAAAGTAGAAGTAATACGAAGTGGTGATATCATTCCGCGAATCGTTCGCAGAGTGGACCTTCAGAAAAATAGTTCTTGACTTTTAACTCACTTTTTCGTATAATATATTTTACATTTTCGGAGAAACTTTTAAATGCTAAAACAAATCCTACCGCCAACGGAATGTCCGTCTTGTGGTGGCGAGCTTACTTCGGTCAATGATTTGTTCTACTGCTACAGCAGAACTTGTTCAGCACAGAAGCAAAAGAAGATTGAGCATTTTGCAAAGACTCTGAAGATTAAAGGGCTTGGCCCTGCAACAATAGAGAAGCTAGAGATAGAGGACTTCGATCAAGTTTATCTATATGATGAATTTTTACTGTGTGAGAGGCTGGGCGAGAAGCTCGGTACAAAGCTACACGCAGAGATTCAAAACTCTACTTCGGCTCCTCTTGACTTGGTATTACCAGCTTTTGGTATTCCACTGATCGGAAAAACGGCAACGAAGAAGCTGTCTGAGACTGTGCAATCTATTACTGAAATTACACCAGACACTTGTGAGCGTGCCGGATTAGGCCCAAAAGCAACCGAGAATCTATGCAACTGGTTAGATGAAGAGTTCTATTGTTTTTATGATGGTTGTCTTCCATTTGACATGAAGTTTACACCTCCTGGTGTATTGCCTGATGCCATGGACCGGGGTGTTGTCTGCATAACCGGAAAGCTTAAGAGTTTTAAGACTAAGGCTCAAGCAGAAGGGGTACTCGTTAATCTTGGCTATATAGTAAAGTCTAGTTTGACAAAAGATGTAACGATTCTCATAAATGAAAGCGGTATTGAATCGGCAAAAACTAAACAGGCCAGAGAATCTGGTATTGAAATAATCACGGATTTACAATCCTATTTGGAGAAAAAATATGGCACTTCCTAAGTGGACTGATGAGCGTACTGAAGCGCTCACTACTTTTGTGGGCAACGAAAGCCCCGTATCTCAAGAAACTGTATCTGAAGCAGCAGATCATCTTGAAACTTCTACTCGTTCTGTTTCTTCTAAGCTGCGAAAGATGGGCTTCGAAGTAGAGCTGGCATCTGCCCGCGCTTCCAAGTCTTTCTCTGAGTCACAAGAGGCAACTCTTGTTTCTTTCCTCGAAGCGAACAGCGGTGAGTATACTTATGCTCAGATCGCAGATCATTTCGAGAATGGAGCTTTTTCTGCCAAGCAGTTGCAGGGCAAGATCCTTTCTATGGAGCTGACAGATCATGTCAAGCCTGCTCCTAAAGTTGAGTCTGTTAAGACTTACTCAGCTGACGAAGAGGCTACTTTCATTAGCATGGTTAATGATGGTGCATTCGTCGAAGCTATTGCAGAAGCTCTTGGACGCTCTGTAAACAGTATTCGTGGTAAGGCTCTTAGCCTTCTACGCTCTGGCGATATTGATGCAATCCCTCGCCAAGAGACCACCAAGGGTACTTCTAAGGCTGACCCCTTTGAAGATTTGTCCGACATTGCTTCTATGACTGTTGAGCAGATCGCAGAAGCTATCGGCAAGACTGCTCGTGGTGTTAAGACTATGCTGACTCGTCGTGGTTTGGCTGCTGCCGACTACGATGGTGCCGCTAAAGCCGCTAAAGCAGCAGAGTAATTACCTTATAGGTAATATAGCAACCGTGGTGATTTCACTACGGTTGTTTTTTCGTGTTCGTTGGGGAGATATAATTGAACGTCGCTAGTGCGCTCATCAAGCAAATATTGAGCATACAGGATTTTGAAACCTGGAGCTATGTGCGTAAGCACTATTTGCCGAAAGAGTACCACACTATTTTTTCCGTTATTGATAAGCACTGCGAGTCGTATCATAAACTCCCGTCTGTCGAAGAGCTGAAGTTATCCACTAGAGATACTTCTACTCTTGATAAGATATATGCGATAGAAACTCTTGAAGTTGATACAGACCCATATATACTTTTACAGTATCTTAAAAATGAGTTTACTCAACGAGAGATACTGACAGAGTTAGATGACTATGTAGAAAACTCCATTTCTTTTGAAGATGCGGAAGAAAGTGTCCAGCATCTGCACGATATTATTCTTCGAGTTGAAGAGAAGGTAGAACTTGAAGAACCTCAAGAGAGTATGCAACGTATCTCTCTATTTGAGGATGAAGAAGAGCTTGGAAAGTACCTGCGCCTTGGTCTAAATACACAGTACGATAATCTGATTCAATTCTCCCCGAAGGATCTGATTCTTGTAGGTGGTAGACGGGGCGCAGGGAAATCTCTTACCTGTGCGAACATTGCAAACTCAGTGTACCAAGACGGTAAGTCTGCACTATATTTTACTATCGAAATGGATTCCAGATCGATTCTTCAGAGACTTTGCTCTATCGCTACAGAGGTGCCGCAAGGGCGTCTACGATCCAAAAACCTTAGTGTAACCGAATGGGAACGTGTTGCAGAATGGTGGGCTGGTCGTTTTCAAAGAGGTCAAGACCTTCTTTCAGAGTATAGAGATCATCGTAAGTTCGATGACTTTCATAAAAAACTTACTACTACCTGTGACCTTAATCCCGAAGCACAGTTAGACGTTATATACGATCCTTCTCTTACGTTGGGTAAGATAAGAACAGAAGTTGAAATGAAAGTAAAATCCTCTATGGATATTGGTGTAGTTATTGTTGATTATATCAATCAAGTAAAGAGGTCTAATCTTCCTAGTAGAAGCGGTCAGTACGATTGGACCGAACAAATAGAAGTAAGTAAAGCTCTAAAGTCTATGGCCCAAGAGTATAAAATACCTTTCTTCTCTCCGTATCAAACGGATGCAACGGGTGAAGCTCGATTTGCAAAAGGTATTTTAGATGCTGCTGATGCAGCTTTTGCTCTTGAGCCGTGGCAGCATGAAGATAGTTGTGTAACTTTCAAGTGCGTAAAAATAAGAAATAATGAGCCTATAGACTTTACCTCCACTATGGACTGGGAAACTCTAAAGATGGGCCCTGAGAATGCTCTAACTCCAGATCAAAGAGAGGATTCCTCTCATAAAACTGGAGAAGAAATCCAGGACATATAAAAATATTTCTTGACACTCCCGTTGATTTGTAGTATAATATATACTTCGATCACGGGAGTTTTTTATTTATGGGGATAATATATGGATCACTGGCTTATGATGTCACCGGAAGAAAGAAAAAAGGTGTGCGCAGAAAAACTGTATCTCGCAAGATTGGGAGTGTCAATGCCCATAAGCGAAATTATTGCCGCAGGAGTACCCCAGAGTATCCCTCGGTTCCCGATACAGTTGGAGTTGCCCCTAGGGTCGAAAGCCCACGTTATACAGGAACCCTTGTCAGAGGTATTAGTACCATGCACAAGAGCAATGCAGTACCTGTAATTAATGAAGAAGAAATGAAAGATATTGCAAGAATGAGAAGGTAATGCTTGCTTATGTACTATGGCACTTATTTGGATGGGAAAAATCTGATATGCACGATGCACTTTTAATTGCAAATCCTGATGTATGCCCCAAATGCGGGGAAAATATGATAGGAGACGGCTACACACTTCCTTATCATTGTCCCAATGCATACGAAGAAGATTGGTGGTATGAGCCGCCTGACAGCGGACCTTGGTTTTGTAGTTTTGATGACGATAATTATGATGAGCCTACCGAATATGATGAGTGGGCTTCTTACGATGACTGCTGTTAATGAACGTAGAAGATTTATTAATTGATAAAAAGATTCCTTACTATGCAAAAGGTAAAGACTACTTAGTGCAGTGTCTTAACCCGGAGCATGATGATAATAATCCCAGTATGAGAATAGATCAGATTACTGGTATATTTAATTGTTTTTCATGCGGATTTAAAGGTAATCTTTTTAATTTCTACGGGGAAAAAGCGAATCAGCTACAACTTCGTAGAGAGAATTTAAAGAAAAAGATACGACAAAAAATGTCGGAAGGCGCAGGACTTTCTTTTCCCAAAGGTTATATGCCGTATGAAGGCAACTGGAGGGAAACTAGTCCTGATACTTATAAAACTTTTCAAGCATTTACCCATCATGATAAAGATCATGTTGGGCGTCTTGTATTTCCAATACGAGATATTAGTGGTAGAGTAGTAGCTTTTAATGGGCGACATATGTCTGGCGGCACTCCGAAGTATATGATTACTCCACGAGGAGTAAAACTTCCTTTGTTTCCTACAGTCTCTCCAATTAAGAGCAGTGTTATTTTGGTAGAGGGCATCTTTGATGCAGTAAATCTACATGATAAAGGACTGCGTAATGCAGTTTGTTGTTTTGGTACAAATAATATAAATGAAGAAAAGCTCGCTTTGCTAAGTCTACAAGGCGTCACTAATATTGATATATTTTTTGACGGAGACGAAGCAGGACAGAAAGCAGCAGAAAATGTTAAAGATATGTGCGAGAAAGTTGATCTCACTTCCAGAAATGTATATCTAGAAAATACAGACCCTGGAGCACTTATACAATCTCAAGTTCAAAAGTTAAAGGAGAGATTATATGGCTAACGTCGCCTTAATAGAGACGAAACCTTCAAGAACAAACTTTACTCGAGAGTTCGATGGAGCTTTCGAGTTCGATCAGTTTCAGTTGTGTTCAGACCCTAGTATTAAAAAGGTTTTGAAAAGAGACTGTGATATTGAAATTGATACTGACGAGTATGAATGGGTTATATTAGTAGGCTCAGATGCTTTGAAGTACTTTACTAAAATTAATTCAGTAACAGAATACTCAGGTAAAAAGGTAGAGAAAAAGTTTTTGCCTGTTATTAGTCCTGCTATGCTTGCCTTTAAACCAGAAGCTCGTAGAACGTGGGAAGATTCCAAAGCTAATATTATTGGTTATATTCGTGGTGAGATAGAGGATGCAGTAATTGATAGTAGTATTGCTTGGGGAATACAAGATACGGAGGAGGCTAATGAATTTATTCGTCGTGCCATCAAAGAACCATGCCCGTATGTTGCTCTTGACTCTGAGACAACTGGGCTCTATCCTAGAGACGGTCATATGCTGGGCATTAGTCTTAGTTATAATGGCAAGTGTGGGGCTTATATTGATACCGACTGCTTTGACGATACTACTGAGCAGCTTTTACAACAGCTTTTTAACGAAAAAGCAGTAATCTTTCATAATGCAAAGTTTGATATGGCATTCTTTGAGTATCACTTCAACTTTAAATTTCCAAAGTTTGAAGATACAATGCTGCTACACTACCTTATAGATGAGAATCCCGGGACTCATGGCTTGAAACAGCTTGCTATGAAGTTTACTCCTTATGGAGACTATGAGAAGCCCATGTATGATTGGATCGATCAGTACAGAAAAGAGCACGGTATTCTCAAAGCAGACTTTCAATGGGGATGGATTCCGTTTGAAGTAATGCAAACTTATGCAGCTATGGATGCTGTTGTAACTTTTATGGTATATGAAAAGTTTGTAAAGATTAAGCAGAATAAGAAATTGTGCTGGGTATATGATAATATCTTAATTCCAGGCACTAGATTCTTGACAGATGCACAAGATAACGGTGTTCCTTTCGATAAGAAAAGATTATATACTGCCCAAAATATAATGCAGGATGATATTGATAATGCAATCGCGGCCTTATACAAAGATGAGCGAGTACGAAAGTTTGAGCAGATTCAAGGAAAAGAGTTCAATCCAAACAGTACTTTACAACTGCGTAAGTTACTGTTTGACTTCTTAGGGCTTAATCCTACGGGCAAAAAGACTGGTACAGGTGCAGACTCTACGGATGCAGAAGTTTTAAAAGAACTATCTGCTCAGTCTCCTGTTCCTCAGTTAATTCTTGATATTCGTCAAAAGTCTAAGATTAAAAATACATATCTAGACAAGATTATTCCACAACTTGATCGTGATTCAAGATTGCGTACAGGATTTAATCTTCATGGCACAACCAGCGGGCGTCTGTCCTCTAGTGGTAAACTGAACATGCAGCAGTTGCCTCGAGATAACCCTGCTGTAAAAGGATGTATTAAAGCCGCAGCGGGGTCCAAGATAGTTGCAATGGACTTAACTACTGCTGAAGTATATGTTGCTGCGAAACTAGCAGAAGATGAGGCTCTGATGGATGTTTTCCGTAGTGGAGGAAATTTTCACAGTACGATTGCTCACACAGTATTTAAACTGCCTTGTGCTGTGGAGGATGTGGCCGAATTGTATTCAGATCGACGACAAGCTGCTAAAGCTGTTACGTTTGGTATAATGTATGGTGCTGGCCCTGCAAAAATCAGCGAACAAGTAACAAAAGATAGCGGAAAATATTTTTCCAAGAATGAAGCTGCCGAAGTAATCAATGACTACTTCAAGACTTTTCACAAACTAAAGTCTTGGATTGAGACTAATCAAAAGTTTATTGAGCAGAATGGATTTACATACAGTTACTTTGGTCGCAAAAGGAGATTACCAAATGTCGCATCAGAAGATAAAGGCATCAAGTCTCATAGCATTAGGTCTGGTCTTAATTTTCTGGTGCAGTCTGCTGCTTCTGATATTAACCTCTTAGGAGCTATTGATATGAATGCATTTATTCAAAGTCAAAGAATGAAGTCTAAAATATTCGCACTTGTGCATGACTCCATTCTTGCAGAGGTTCCAGAAGATGAAATAGATTTTTACTGCGAAATGCTAAAGAAGTTTATTCAAATGGACAGAGGAATATCCATACCTGGGGCACCTGTAGGGTGTGACTTTGAAATAGGAGATGACTACTCAATGGGTAAGTTTGAAAAGCAGTATCTGTGATTATAACTTATCGAGACATAGAAAAAATAACTTTTCCAGTATTTAATTTACCAAATGGAAACTGGCAGCTCTTAGATGGGCTGCTTTTTCTCGACGATCTAATACTAGACGATAAAAATATGAAGGGAGCTACGCTTGGTATTCGAAGATTACAAACACCTCATGAAAATTTGTTTTCTTTAAAAAAGTCTTTAGATAGTCACTTAGGGTTGATTAAATCCCGGGATAAATATTTTATTGATGCAACCGGAACTGTTTTTATATATGAAAGAACTAAAATGTGTCCCGTAAAGTATCATAGCATACGAAAGATAACAAAGAAACAAGTAGCTTCTTTATTAGAACTAAATGGGGTGAAAAAGAAATTTATAATACCCCGTCCTCCGCCTAGTGATTGCAACTGGGCAGGAGTAATTTATATTTATAATATGCCTTGGCTTCTATATGATTATGCTGAGACTAAACCAAAAGATACGAGACGAAAAGTATGAAACTTAGCCAAAGACTAGACATAGTAGTAATAGTTCTAGTAATACTCTATGTTCTTACAGGTTGTACAATTACACTCACAACAGATCCTAATGACTTAGGACCTTGTGAACAGTGGGCGGATGTTCAAATGACAGACAGAAAATGTACATGGCCTGCGTATGGGGCAGAAAGAGTATGTGTATACGAACCTTATATAACTACAGTTTGTGTTGCTCGTGAAAGCAGTAGTTAGTAATAGAATATTATTAGAAGTTACGCCCGAGTATAAAGAAGTTTTAAGTAAAGAACTTACATACAAAGTGCCTGCTCCTAATCCCAAAGACCCTCCTCTTGTAATAAAAAATATGGCAAGAGTGAGGGATAATTTAGTTAGCATACCTATTGGAAGAACGGATTTAATACCAGATGAATATGAAGTGGTGGACAAGAGGATTATGGTTCCTGTTGATTTTCCTGATTTTAGGTTTGTACTCCGCGAAAGTCAACAGTCCGTCTATGACGAGCTCGACGATAGCAGTATCATCAATGCGTGGGTAAGTTGGGGGAAAACTTTTACAGGTTTAGCAATCGCAGGAAAGTTAGGACAAAAAACATTAGTAATTACACATACTGTTCCCTTGAGAAATCAATGGGCAAAGGAGGTAGAAAAAGTATATGGATTTACCCCAGGTATTATTGGTAGCGGTAATTTCAATACCGATCCTTGTATTGTGGTTGGTAATACCCAAACACTCTACAGAAACATCGATCGAATTCGAAAAATGTTTGGAACAGTTATCTTGGACGAAATGCATCACGTATCTTCGCCAACTTTTTCGAAAATCATCGACACAAACCACGCACGATACAAAATCGGATTAAGTGGTACAATAGAAAGAAAAGACGGAAAACATGTAGTCTTTCGAGACTACTTTAGTCAAAAGGTATTCAAGCCGCCGAAAGAAAACTTTATGACTCCAAAAGTAGATATTATAAAGTCAGAAATAAGGTTTATGGATGGCGCCAGGATACCGTGGGCTAACAGAGTTACTAATCTAGCAACAAATGAAGAGTATGTTCACACAGTTGCAATGCTTGCTTCTTACTATGCAGCAAGAGGACACAAAGTTCTAGTAGTGTCAGATCGAGTAAATTTCTTAAAGAACTGTGCTATACTAGCGGGCGAAAAAGCAATATGTGTTACAGGCGATGTTCCTCACGAAGAACGTGAGACATTGTTAAATGAGATAAACTATGGCGATAAAAACATTCTTTTTGGGACTCAAGCGATATTTAGTGAAGGCATATCAGTCAATGCCCTCTCTGTCCTTATACTCGGTACCCCTATCAACAACGAGCCCCTCCTCACCCAGCTCATTGGAAGAGTCATTCGAGAGCGAGAAGGAAAAAAGACTCCAGTAATAGTAGACATTCATCTCAAAGGGAACACTGCTCGGAAGCAGGCTTCCAATAGAATGGGATACTATATGAAGCAGGGTTGGCATATCAATCAAGTATAGAAAAATAGTTCTTGACATTTACGTTAGATTTTAGTATAATATGTTATTATTCGATTGGAAAAAAATTTATTCTACAGCAGCAGGAGATCCTGCAGATATTGTGCGGATATTACGAATGCTAGTAGAAAAACGCATTCCAAAGAATAAGTATGACAAAACATTTTTTTATTCACAGATAAACTTTGACGGTACAAGTTTTCTAGTTCATCCAGAAAGATTATTATACGATGGATATAAATATTCTCTTCGAGAGGTGGCTGTATATACAGGCATTGCTGCTATGCGGCCTCTTCCTGATTTCTATGCTAATAATAAAATAACTTTGGACGTACTACTTATACCGGAAGAAGCTTTAATACACGTTTACGAAAACAGGCTACTGGATGTAAAAGATGATAAAATACATTTTTTATATGAAGGAAGTCCATCTAAAAAGGAGATACATTAATGGCACTTACATTTAACAAAGCAAAGGGCGCAGCTCAAAAAAGTTCAATCAACACTTTTGTTCCACAGGACGGCGACAATAATGTTCGGCTTGTAGGCGACGTATTGGCTCGTTACGTTTACTGGATCGAAGGCGAAAATGGAAAGAATATTCCTTTGGAATGTCTTTCTTTTGATCGAGACGAAGAGCGCTTTAACAATAAAGAAAAAGACTGGGTTCGTGAATACTACCCCGATCTGAAGTGTGGCTGGAGCTACGCTATGCAGTGCATTCACAATGGTGAA